GGTTATCAAGAAAATCCAGATTTGCGTAGGAAAGCTCATTGGGCTTTTAAACGTGAGGAAGAGATGAAGCTACAGGATTTGAATTATCTATTGAGGTTATTTCGAAAACACATGTTTAGCTGGTGGGATTAAATGGAAGAAGATCTTAACAAACTTAGAGACTTAAAGATATTTGATCCAGTTCTAGAGTGGGATATCTCTTTCTTGGAAGAAATGTATGCAGTGATGTTGGATGTGCATATATGGACTCGTCCAGGGAATAAATGGTTTGATCCAAGTTGTCCTGGATTTCATATATGGACTCGTCCAGGGAATAAATGGTTTGATCCAAGTTGTCCTGGATTTAGTGATAGAGTAAATAGAATAATGCAATGTATGGAAGAACATGTGTTGGAAGAAGGGGTTGAAATTGTTCCCTTAAAATCACCAAAGAAACAAGAGTCAAAGTCTTTTTTCTGAAAATGGGAGAATGGAATGGTAAAGTTGTCCCCGAACACACAACCAACACACAAGTATGTAGCTGGTGACGGACATGTTTATTTGTGCATACCTTGGACTCGTCACACCATTTTGGCGATGTGTAATGATAACAAAACTTGGATGCCTGAACCTATTTGGGTTGGTGGTGGTGTGCATTCATTAAAGTTAGATATTTTTGGTTCTGACCC